AGTATCGACTCCATCCAGCACTGCTGCCATCACCTTCCTGAACGTGAATGCCGCCTCGGTCAACGTGTTCTGGCAGCGTGACGCTCTGGAAATCCTGCCCGGTCGTTATGCCGTGCCTTCGGACGCTGGTGTCGCAGTGATGCGTGCTACCACCGACCAGGGCATTGAGCTGGTAATGCAGAAGTTCTACGACATCGACTCGATGACGATCAAGTACCGTATGGACACGCTGTTTGGAGTTGTGAACAAGGCACCGGAGCAATCTGGTATCTTGATCTTCAACCAGTAAACGAAACAGGGGGGCTTCGGCTCCCCTTTTCTAACAAAAGGCCAAACGATGCAAGACAACATCCTCATGCCCAAGTACCGTAAGAACAAACGGCCCGTTAGGATTCGCAAGCCATCCCGGCCAATCGACGGCATCAATCACCGTCTGTTGCGCGAGCAGGCAGCCGCAGCTGCAGCCGCACCTCAAGCGCCCGAAGTCGTGGAAACCTCAGTGCCTGACGACAGCGAAGCGCCGACCCGCATCGAGCTGGTCGAGAAGGCCAAAGAACTCGGCTTGACATTCACCAAGCGCACCAGCGATGAGAAGCTGCTGGCCATGATCACCGAAGCACTCAACAAGCAGGAGGCCTGACATGGGTTACAGCAAGCGCCAATTTGTCGCAGCGGCATTTGAAGAGATCGGCCTTGCGTCCTACGTCTTCGACCTACAGCCAGAACAACTCCAGTCCGCCATGCGTCGCATCGATGCCATGATGGCCGACTGGAACGGCAAGGGCATCCGTCTTGGCTACCCACTGCCAAACAGCCCACAAGACAGCGATCTGGACGAGCCGACATTGGTTCCAGACTGGGCGAATGAAGCCATCATCACCAATGGTGCTGTTCGGCTTGCCCCTGGCTATGGCAAGGTGGTGATGCCTGAGACCAAGGCCGTGGCCAAGGACAGCTACAACACCCTGCTGCAACGTGCCACCATGCCACCCGAGCAACAGCTCCCGGCCACCATGCCTGCTGGCGCTGGCAACAAGCCATGGCGCGTCTACGACAACCCGTTCATCCGTCCGCCTGTCGATCCTGTCGACGCTGGCCCAGACGGCCCACTCCAGTTCAACTAAGGATTCCCCATGGCTTACATCAACCAACTCCCACTGCTGGCCCAAGTCTCGCCTGGCGATCAGGTGCCTGTCTACAGTCCAAACAACGGCGATGCCCGTCGCCTGCCTGTCTCGGCGCTGCTGGCCTACTTCCAGACCACCTTTGCAGCTCCTACCGTGGCCACCAACCTGTTCACCCCAGGCACTGGCTTCAATGTTGCGGTTCCAACGCCAGTCAGCGAGCAACAATGGATGCTGCTTCAGCCTGCTGGCACTTTGGCCGCTGGCACGATCACGCTTCCGCTGAACACCCAGACGCCAGACGGCACTGAAGTTCTCATCACTACCACGCAGCAGATCACCGCCTTCACGTTGGCTCTGAACGGCGCAAGCGCTGCCTATGGCGCACCGACAACGCTGGATGCTGAGGACTTCTTCCGTATGCGCTTTGTGCAGGCCACAAACTCTTGGTACAGAATTGCATAGGCCATGCAAATTCAAATATTGAATGGCATCTACGCTGACAACGGCCCTGACCTGCGCACGGCCTACCCGGTAAACATGGTGCCCGTGCCCAAGCAGTCCGGCATCAGTGCCGGTTTTCTGCGTCCTGGCGACGGCATCGTGGCCAACGGCACAGGCCCAGGAACAGACCGTGGCGGCATCAACTGGAACGGCGTCTGCTACCGCGTCATGGGCACCAAGCTCGTGACCGTGGCCAGCAATGGCGCTGTAACCGTGCTCGGTGACGTCGGTGGCCCTGTGAACACTCTGGTGACCATGGACTACAGCTTCGACCGCCTGGCCATCGCATCAGGTGGTCGCCTGTATTACTGGAACGGCGCACTTACTCAAGTGACCGACCCAGACCTTGGCGTCGTGCTTGATGTGGTCTGGGTGGATGGCTACTTCATGACCACCGATGGCACAAGCCTCATCGTCACCGAACTGGCCGACCCGCTGGCCGTCAACCCTCTGAAGTACGGCAGCTCAGAAGTTGACCCAGACCCAGTGGTGGCCCTGCTCAAGCTGCGCAACGAGGTCTATGCGCTCAACCGCAACACCATCGAGGTGTTCGACAACGTCGGCGGCGACTTTTTCCCATTTCAGCGTGTCGATGGTGCTCAGATTCAAAAGGGCGTGATCGGCACCTTTGGCTGCTGCGTGTTCATCGAGACAGTTGCCTTCTTGGGAAGTGGCCGCAACGAAGCCCCAGGCATCTACCTTGGCGCAAACGCGACTGCCACAAAAATAAGCACACAGGAAATCGACGAGCTTTTGCAGACCTACACCGAGGCGCAACTGGCTGCGGTGAAGATGGAAGCACGCAACGACAAGTCGCACGAGCACCTGTATGTGCACCTGCCAGACAAAACGCTGGTCTATGACGCAGCGGCATCGCAGGAAATGCAGACGCAGGTCTGGTTCACGCTGACCACTTCGACTGTCGGCTTCAGCCAGTACCGTGCGCGAAACCTGGTCTGGGCCTACGACAAGTGGCTGGTTGGTGACCCGCAGTCCAGCGCCATCGGCTACCTGGTGGACAACATCGGCACGCATTGGGGCCAGATCGTCCGCTGGGAGTTCGGCACCATCATCGTCTACAACGAAGGCAATGGCGCGATTTTCAACAAGCTGGAGCTGGTCAGCCTCACCGGCCGCGTGGCCTTGGGCATTGACCCCATCATCACGACCAGCTACTCGGTGGACGGCATGGCCTGGAGCCAAGACCGACCACTGCGCGTTGGCACGACCGGCAACACCACCAAGCGCCTGGCATGGTTCCAGCAAGGGCACATGCGCAACTGGCGCATCCAGCGCTTCCGTGGCGACAGCCAAGCGCACCTGTCCTTTGCCCGTCTTGAGGCGCAACTTGAGCCACTGGCCTATTGACCATGGCAACGCAAAAGCTCAACCTTACCCGCGATCAGCTTGCAACCTTCCTCAAGAGCCACGAGCAGATCAAGCAGTTTGAACGGCTGTTTCAGATTGCCGACGAGGTTGCCCCTGCGAGCGACACGACTGGCATCAGCATTCAGGCAGGCACGGCGCAGTCCACTGCAAACGATGCTCTGGCGCAGCTGCAGCGTATTGGCGATCTGCTGGCACTGATCGCAAGCGCACCGGCAACTGAGAACAACAACTCGGTGGCAACGGATTACATTGATCTCAGCGAATCACCAGCGCCAGTCGACAAAACACGTCGCCTCTCGTGGAACAGCGGCGACGGCACGCTGGACATCGGCATGGGCTATGACGGCGTGGTGCAGCAAGTTGGTCTGGAAACGTACTACCGCATCAAGGCCAGCGCTGACATCTCGGACGGCGATTGCGTCATGTTCACCGGCTCTGTTGGTGCCTCTGGTGTTCTGAAGGGCGCACCATCTGCCACAAATCTTGCCAGTGGGCAGTTGATCATGGGCGTGGCGACGATGGACATCGCCAACAACGATTTCGGCTACGTCACTGCATTCGGTCTGGTGCGTGGGATTGACACCAGTGCGTTCAGCGATGGCGACATCCTGTACTACGACCCTAGCACTGTCGGCGGCCTGACGAATGTTGAGCCTGCGCCTACACAGCCGCGAGTGATCGTGGCGGCAGTGGTCAACGCCGGTCCTGGTGGCAGCGGCTCAGTGTTCGTCCGACCGACGTTCATACCCAAAGCCAACACGCTGCCGTACACGACCAAGACGGCTGACTACACTGTGACAGAGGGCGACGGCACTATCTTCTGCGACGCGACTTCTGGCGCTATTACCATCACGTTGCTGCCTGCTGCAACCCTGAACGGCCACACCCTGAACATCAAAAAGATTGACTCTAGTGCCAACGCTGTGACCATTGCGGCTGATGGCTCAGAGACGATTGACGGATCATCAACCGTCATCAACACGATTCAGTGGGCAAACATAGCCATCCAGTCTGATGGCTCTAACTGGTACATACTATGAGCTACAACCCACTCATTCTCCCCGACGTACAGATCGCGCTTGGCCGTGTTGCTGGTTACTCTGCGGTAGATAAGTTTGGCGTCAATCTGGACATCGACACAAGCTCGGTGCCTGAGGACATTTGGAACGGCGGCGGTGTCTATACAGGCTTTCCTGTTGGTGCTGCTGCTGCCTGCTCAATGGTGTCGGACAGTGCATCAGATACCGGCACGCTGAAAATCTATGGCCTAAAGACTGAAACGTCCACTGACTACACGTCGGAGGTTTTTGCCGTGACAGGAACCACGCCTGTCAGCATTGGCTCTTGGTGGCGCGTCAACCGGATGATCTACGACACGGGTGATGACACTACCTTCAATGTGGGCACCATCTCCGTGTACCAGACGGCTACTCCGGCAGTGATCTTTGCAGCCATGCCTGCTGGCCAGTCGCAGACAACCATTGCCGCATGGACTGTGCCGTTTGGTGCCAAAGGTCTGCTGCGTCAATTCACAGTGGAAGTGTCTGTGGGGTCTGCGTCAGCAGTCCTTGAGGGCGCATTGTGGGTGCGTGAGTACGGCGAGAGTCCACGATTGCAGCATCAATTCGTCACGAGTAATTCGTCGGGGCTGTTCCGTTTTGCGCCAACTGCCCCATTAGATTTTCCCGAGCGCACGGACATCACCTTGCGTGTGACATCCAGCAGCGCCAACAACATCGCCGCGTTTGGCTTCATGGACATCTTGCAAGTAAAGGATTAAATCATGACCGTCTCCATCAAAGTTCTGATCCCAGCAAAACAGGCCGAAAGCAGCCAAACCACGCAATACACGGCCGTCAACTGCAAAGCCATCATTGACAAAGCAACCGTGACCAACACCAGCGCAGGCAACGTGACCATCAGCGTCAACCTGATCACCAGTGGTGGCTCTGCTGGCGTTTCAAACCTCGTTGTCGATGCTCGCGCAATCGCGCCAGGAGAGACTTACACTTTCCCGGAATTGGTTGGCCAATCGCTGGAACCTGATGGCTTTATTTCCACCATCGCCAGCGCAGCAACGTCGCTGACCATTCGCGCTTCTGGACGCGAGATCACCTCTTAAGGAGAACACCATGGAAATGCCGAAGATCATGATGGCCGGATTCACCGGTCTGCCAGATTCAATGCCGTTCATCACCACTGCCGAGAACAAGAAGAACACCCAGACCGTCATCGACGACTGGATGCTTGGCCCTGAGAGCCCGAGCAACGAGCCAACGGCCAACAAGGTCTACTGGGTTGCACTTGGCAAGGCCATGCAGGTGGACGAGAAAGAGGCCCGTCGTCGTCGCTGCAGCAACTGCGAATATTTTGAAGCGACCCCATTGATGCAAGCAAAGATGGATCGCATCCCATGGAACCAGTGGGACGTGAATGCAGGCTATCGCGGTTATTGCCGCAAGTTCGACTTCATCTGCCACGACCTTCGTTCTTGCCAAGCCTGGGAAGAGCGCGACTTTGAGATGGATTGACAGGCCATGCAAATGTGGGACAATACCGGCACTGAGCTGTCCGAGCTGCCAGTGGCTCACCCTTCACAGGAGTGCCCCATGAGCAATGCTGCGGTTCAGGAAATTGAGAAGCAAGTGCCAGCAGAGCACCTGCCGATCTATCGCCTGGAGGCCGAACTGCTCAAGTTGCCCCAGGTTGAGATGCCAGTCGATCACGACTTCTGCAATGGCCTCTACGCTCGCACCATGCACATCCCGGCTGGCACAGTCCTGACCGGCGCAGTGCACAAGGACGAGTCCTTCTTCGTTGTTCGCAAAGGCCACCTGATCGTCACCACTGACGACGGCTCGGCCAAGGTCGGCCCCGGCTTCATGAGCGTCACCAAACCCCACACCAAGCGTGCTGGCGTTGCGCTCACTGACGTCGAGGTGACCACATTCCACGCGAACCCAACAAACGAGACTGATCCAAAGACCATCTGGGACATGTACACCGTCCCGGCACCGGCTTTGGCTTTGGAGGCCGTCCAACACCCGCACCTGGAGGGCGCAAAATGACTTTTGGATTATCTGGAGCCGCACTGGCTGGCGTTGCCGTTGGCGGCGCGACGCTGGTTTCTGGCTACATGCAAGGCGAGGCTGCCAAAGACGCGGCCTCAACACAGGCTGGCGCATCGCAAGCTGGCATCGAGGAGCAGCGTCGCCAGTTCGACGTTGTTCAGAAGCTGCTGGAGCCGTATGTCACCGGAGGCACTGAGGCGTTCAAGCAGCAGCAAGCACTGGTCGGTGTGCAAGGTCCAGAGGCGCAACGTGCTGCCATTTCTGCCATCGAGCAAGGCCCGGCTTTTCAGGCTTTGACCGAGCAAGGCGAAAACGCCCTGCTGCAACGCGCATCTGCCACTGGCGGCTTGCGTGGTGGCAACGTCCAGGCCGCGCTCGCTCAGTTCCGGCCGCAGATTCTCAGCCAGCTGATCGAGCAGCAATATGGCCAGCTTGGCGGTTTGGCTAAATTTGGCCAAGCATCCGCAGCAGGCACAGGCGCTGCTGCACAAGAAACAGGCAGCAACATTGCGTCACTTCTTGCGGCACAGGGCGCGGCAACGGCTGGCGGCCAGATGGCTGCAGGTAAGGCCTTTGCATCGATCCCGTCTGCCATCTCTGGTGGTCTGGGCATCTTCTCTGGCCTTGGAGGTAAATTCTGATGGCACTTCAACTACCAATGGCCCCAATCAACTACGGCATTGACGTGCCTGACCCGTCGCAGACATTCCTGCAGGCTTTCAAGACTGGCACAGCCATCACCGAAACCCGCATGGCACAGGAGCAGGCACAGCGCCAGGCCGAGCAGCAAAAGACCGTCATGCAAGCCTTTGAGCGTTTGCGCCAGCCCGGCGCAACGGCCAAGGACTATGCCGATCTGGCCATGATGCTGCCCGAGACGCAGGCAAAAGCCGTGCGCGAGAGCTTCAGCCTGATCAATGCCGACCAGCAGCAAAATGCACTGCAGCGATCTGGCCAAGTGTTCTCGGCCTTCAAGTCCGGCAAGCCTGACATCGCTGTGAACCTGCTCGACCAGCAGATCACTGCGCGACGCAACGGAGGCGACGAAGAAGGCGCGAAGTTCCTGGAGACATGGCGCGACGTGGCCAAGGAAAACCCAAAGGCTGCCGAGGATTACTTCGGCTTCACCATCTCGCAGATGCCTGGTGGTGACAAGGTCATCGAGTCCGCTGTCAAGCTGGAAGAAGACCGTCGCAAGGAACAACTGCAGCCATTCACACTGCGCAAAGCCACCTCAGAGGCCATCATCAAAGAGGCCGAGGCCAAGTTTGCGCCCGACAAGTTTGGTGCCGAGTTGGGCCTCACACAGGCTCAGATCGACGCATCCAAGGCTGCCCGTCGCGCTTCTGACGCTGCGGCCGCAAAGTCAGGCGCAGATGCACGACGCGCCCAGGCAGAGGCCGATCAGATCAGCTCAGGCATCATCCCCGCCGACAAGCGCCCGGAAGCCGAGACCAAGTTCCGCAAGGAATACAGCGACCAGACCAAGGGTTACCAAGAGGTCAAGTCTGCCTACGGCCGTGTGCTGGCGTCTGATCAAACCGCGGCTGGTGACATTGCCTTGATCTTCAACTACATGAAGATGCTCGACCCTGGTTCTGTTGTGCGTGAGGGCGAGTTCGCCACAGCACAGAACGCTGGCGGCGTCGATGCGAAGGTCTACAACCTTTACAACAACTTGATGACCGGCGAGCGCCTGAAGCCAGAGCAGCGCAAGATGTTCACGAAGCAGGCCGAAAACCTGTACACACAAGCTGGCAAGCAAGAGGCCGTGGTTCGCCAGGGCATTGAGCGAATCGCAAAAGGCTACGGCTTGAAGACCGAAAACATCTTCTACACGCCAACCGAGACTGCACCGACTGCGCCTGGCGCTGCTGCTCCGGCCGCACCTGGTGCACCTGCACCAGCACAAGTGAGCGTCACGGCTCCCAATGGTCAGGTGATCACATTCCCGAACCAGCAGGCGGCTGACGACTTCAAGAAAGCAGCAGGGATTCGCTGATGGCAACCGATTACGCAGCACTCGCACGACAGTTCGGTGGCACGGCCACAAGTCCAGCTGCGCCTGCTCCGGCAGCGCCTGCTCCCGTACCTACCGCAGCTCCGGCCGTCGACTATGCGGCCATGGCCACGCAGTTCGGCGGCCAAGCTGAACCTCAGAAGATGGGGTTCTTTGAGTCCGTTGGCGAGATGGTCACCGGCGCACGACGTGCAACGCCTGAAACCCAGGCGCTGCCCGAGTGGACTGGTATGCCAGAGCTGAACCAGATGAGCGTGGCTTCTTTGAAGTCTGCTTTGGGCACCTTGGTTTCCAACCCACAGGAGACCGTGCAAATTTTGAAGGCCAACTTCCCAGGCATCGAGGCACGCCAAGACGCCAAGGGAAACTTCATCCTGAAATCGTCTGTTGACCAGAAAGAGTACGCCATCCCACCAGGATTTTCGGTTGGCGACATTCCGCGTGCTCTTGGTGGCTTGCTGGCCTTTACCCCTGCCGGTCGCGCCACAACGCTTCCAGGTGCTGTTGCCGCTGGCGCTGGCACCCAGGCCGTGATCGAGGCAACCCAAGCAGGCACTGGTGGCCGCTTTGACACTGGAGAGGTTGTCACCGCTGGCGCTGCTGGTGGTGCTGGCCAAGTCGTGCAGCGTGCCGTTCAAGCAGCCGCACCTGCCGTGAGGCGTACCGTTCAGCGTGCCACAGGCCGTCCGGTGACTCCAGCGCCTGGAGCACCCGCTGCGGCCCCTGCTCCTGCTCCTGCCCCTGCTGCGCGAATTGAGCCAACGCTTGAGCCAATGCCTGCGCCAGCTCCAACAGCTCCAACAGCGGCACCAGCGGCCCCTGTGGCCCCTGCTGGCGCACCAATTGGCACCGCGATGACACCCGAGGCTGCTCCTGTGTCTCAGGTGGCCACAGAGGGCTTCGAGGAAGTTGGCGACCTGGTGCGCAAGGCCTCCGGCAGCGGCCCAGGCTCTGCCGCAGCAAAGGCCAAGCTGGCCGACGTTGCCCAGGTAAACCCTGATGCCCGTGCCGCAGCCGAGCGCCTTGGCATGGACTTGCCGTTCGACGTGTTCAGCGACAACCCACAGGTGCGTGCAGCCGTTGGCCTGACCCGGTCTGTTGCCGGTGGTGAGGCCGAAGCGGCCTGGGTGAATACCGTCCGCACTGCCATCGGCAAGGCCGACGACGTGGTGCAGCAGTTCGACGCGGCCTTCATCGAGGGCCGTCCAGCTCCTGGCGCAACTTCGCAGCGCATCCTAGACAGCCTGAATTCGACACGCACGCAACTGTTCAACGATGCCGACGTGATCTACAAGCGTGTGGACGCCACGATTCCAAAAACATCGACCGTCCAGTTTCCTCGCCTGACGCAAACGCTCGACGACGTGCTGGCCGAAGTCGGTGAAAAAGGCTTGTCCGCACAGGAAAAGAAGCTCTACGAGCTGGCCACTGACCCTGCTGTGACTTACGGCCGTCTGCTGCGCGAGAAGAACCTGATCGGCCAGGCAATGGCTGGCAAGGAGTCTCCTTACGGCAACATGGCAGCAGGCGACCTCAAGCGCCTTTATGGTGCCTTGGCTGAAGACCAACTGACCAACGTTGGCCAGATCGGCGGCGATGCACTGCGCCAAGAGCTGCGTGCAGCCAACCTGCTGACTGCCAAGCGCAAAGCCCTGGAAAACCGGATCGTCGGTGCCTTTGGCAAAGAGAGCGACGGCAGCGTGGCAACCCTCATGCAGTCGGCCATCAAGTCGGCGGCAAAGGGCGACGCGGCGCAGTTCAACAAGCTGATCAAGGTCGTGCCGCCTGAGTTGCGCAAGGAGACCATCGCCACGGCGTTGGCATCCGTCGCCAGCTCCGGCCGCGCTGCCCAAGAAGGTGCGTTCGGATTCGCAGAGTTCGCCAAGACCTATCGCGGACTGCGTGCCAACCCACCTGTCTACAAGCAGGTGATCGAGGTTCTCGGCAAGGACGCAGACCCAGTGCTGCGCGACTTGTTCGAGATTTCGCGCAGGATCACCGACGCACGCGCCCAGGTGCTCACCACCGGCAAGGCCAACCAGGCGCTGGTGGAGGCCATGAAGGCCGAAGGCTTGATCGGCAAGGTCATGCAAAGCACGACAGCCCAACGCGTCGTCACAGGTGCAGCAAGTGCAATCCCTGGCGGCGGCTTCGTTGCACCTGACATTGTGCAGTTCATGTCCAAGGGCAACGCAGATGCAGTGAAAGCTGCCGGTAAGCTATTCGCCAGCGACGACTTCCAGAAGCTCGCCATCGAGGCCGCTACCAAGACCGAGCCAAGCCAGGCCGTGCTCCGTCGCACTGCCGCGAGCAAGGCATTTGCCGATTTCGCAAACGCAGCAAAGCTGCCACAATCCCTGGACTCGAGAGTGCAGTGGCTGCAATCCGCTGTCCAGACAGGACGCCAATTTGACCAGGAGAACCAGTAATGTCCACGATTGAAGTTCAGCCACCATATCCAGCGTTTGCTGGCACTGATGGCCAGCCGTTGGAGAATGGTTACATCTGGATTGGAGCGGCTAACCTTTCGCCCCAGGTTAACCCCATCGCAGTTTATTGGGATGCAGCACTTACCATTGCAGCACCTCAGCCAATTCGCACACTCAACGGATACCCTGCGCGTAACGGAACGCCAGCGCGTTTTTATGTCACGGACGACTACAGCATCCAGGTATTGGATTCCAAAGGCAGCGTGGTCTACACCTCACTGAATGACAACGCCTTCCCAAACTCTGCTGGCAACTTGTACGTCAACGAGACGGGAGATGGCACGACAACAGTGTTTTCAGTCCCATTTTTGCCAAGCCTGATTTTTATCAATGGCGTTTACCAAAACCAAAGCACATACACACTTGCTGGCGGGAACGTGACATTCTCAGAAGCGCCCCCATTAACATCGGTGATCGAGTTCCTGATCTAAGGAGAAAGTAATGCTCAAAACAGTTGGATTCCCATCAACACGCACAGGCGATCAAACTATCGTCAACGGCAATCTCGTCATCGGTACAGCAGGCAATGGCATTGACTTTTCTGCCGATCCATCAGCCCCTGGGATGACTAGTGAGTTACTTGACGACTATGAGGAAGGTACGTTTACACCAATCTTGACATTTGGTGGTGGCTCAACAGGAATCACCTACACAACACAAACTGGAAAATACACAAAGGTTGGCAACCGTGTTTTTTTTAACATAAACATTGATTTGTCTAACAAAGGCTCGTCTGCTGGTGGAGCCACAATTACTGGTTTGCCGTTTACCGTAGCAGAGGCAACGGTTACTGCGGCATTCATAAGCAATATATCTGCTGCGGGATCAATCCCACAATTTCTTGCAAACTCCACAGTAGTTGATCTTTATTACCAAACTACAGGTAGCAATGCACAGTACACAAACGGACTTTTCAACAACAACAGTTCTGTTTTGATTTCTGGTTCGTACAGAGTTTGAAACTAAATAATAGGAATAGCCATGTCTCTGACCAAAGTATCATTTTCAATGATTCAAGGTGCGCAGATCAATGCGCTTGATTACGGCGCTTTGGGTGACGGCTCTGGCGATTTAGTTGGAAGCGCGGCCACAGGCGCACCTTGGAACGTATGGCCGACTTGGATCAACGGTGCCAATTACGGTACAAAGCCCGGTCATGACTATGGCGATGCCGCATACCTTGCGGCAAACCCGCCATTTCAAACTACCGATACATGGGACTTTGTTGGCATCCAGTTGGCTTTGTGGGCCGCGCAGACGGCAGGCGGCGGTACTGTTAACCTAACAGGCACTGACTATGTGGTAAGCCGCCCAATTCGCTTTGTAATGCCAGCAACTGGCATTGGTGTTGATTTGGTCGGCTCGCACTACCAAAAATGCCAAATTCGACCACTTACGTCTTTGCCACCAATCAACAGTTTGGGTGTAAACATTGGCTCTGGTGTTTTGTACTTCTACCGCATTGGACTGTCTGGCTGCGCTGTCAAAAACTTGGGAATAACCACGTTTCCAAAAAATGGCGGTGTTCCCACTGTTGAATTTAGCTCTGCAACAGTGACGGCGAATTGGATGTCAAACGGGTCATATCACGCATGTGCACTTATGACCAACTGCGACACGTTGGATTTTGAAAACGTGTTCATGTCTGGCTATGGTGAAGCTGGTATTGCAGCCATTGATGTCAGTGGCTTTGGTGCGTATGGCTTGATCACGGAGTACCAAACTTGCGCCATCTTGGCGATTGACAATTCAACAGCATTTGTCACAGATAGTGTGTTGTTTAATTCATCTGGTACTGGCCTAAATGCTTGGGGAACTTCCGCCATTTGCTTAGACAGTAGCCGGGCTTTTGTGAGTGGTTGTCAGATTACGTTTATGCGTAATTGGGCTGTTCATTCGATTGGCACGGGGAATGAATTTACGTTAGACAGCGCCACAATTTACACAGAAAATTTTGGCTTGTTATTTTCGTGTTTAGGACTTACTCGTTGGCGTGTCGCAAACTGCTTTATGACTTACGGGGTGCCAAACACAACCCCGATCATATTGTTGGACAACCAAAGCACTGGATCTGGCGATACGCTGAACCCAAACAGCACTGGCCTTTTCACCGGTAACAACGTAGCAAATACTGGCGGTCTGTCCACGCAAGACATCATGCGCGTGAACGGCACCTTCATGCAGATCACAAACAACAACTTTAATGCGCAAGCTAATGGCTCGGCGGCTTTGGGTTTGGTGATTAACAGTTTGATCAATGGTAATTACGCTGGGCCTGGAACCGTCAAGTGCATTTTCTCAGAGAACATTCTTAAATTTTTTAATGTTTCAAATGTTTCGCTATTTGGCACCAAGCAAAACAACATTGACACCATTGGAAACTCCATCCTTGTCGGAACGACTTATCCTGGCGCAATCACTGTCAACGCTGGAACAACATCAAATTTCAGCGTGACTGTCACTGGCGTTGCACTTGGGGATATTGTGACTGGCGTTTCATTTGTTCTCAACCAACTGACTGGGCTTTCGGTAACTGCAAACGTTACTTCCGCAAATACTGTGGTGGTTCAACTTGCCAATGCAACTGCTGGAAATATATCAATCAGCAACGAGTTGTGGACTGTCATTGTTCAGCGTAAAAATTGTTTGTAACAAGAGGAAAACAAAATGGCTTTGAAAAAAAGTGTGAAGTCTATTTACGGCATTGCCGTTGATGGCGCATATCATCGTGTTGAAAGTGTTGCGATTCAGGGTAAGTCAAAAATTTACTTTTCCTTGAAAAGCTACGCATCTGTGGAAAACCAAGCTTTCGCAGAAAAATCTTATTCGTGCGACTATGCTCTTGATGGTGCAAACCCAATTGCTCAAGCATATGAGTACTTGAAAACGCTGCCAGAATTTGCTGGCGCGACCGATTGTTAAACCAAAGCCCAAGTGGATTCTTGGGCAATATTAGGAGAGCATCATGCTGGAAAAATTTGTAATTGTTGACCGTATCGAAGTGGTCGAAAACGGGTGTGTGCAAGTTCGCACCAAGACCGCCATCATGGAAGACGGCAAACAGATCAGTAGTAACTTCCACCGCCACGTTGTCGCTCCCGGCGATGACTATTCGGCTGAAGACGCCCGTGTGCAAGCCATTTGTGCTGCCACTCACACTGCTGATGTGATTGCAGCATACAAGGCAGCCAGCGCTGCACAAGGAGTCTGACATGTCTGGTAACAGCCAAATTGCATTCAACCCCATTGGCAACACCGTTGTTGTTGCTGCCGCAGGCACAGCACCCACTGGTGTTCAGGCTCCTGTCTTTGAAAAGTTCAACCCTCAGAACGCTGGCCAATACCGCTTTGTGAACACAGGCCCAAACACCGTGTTTCTGGGAACAGGCCCAACAGCAGCACTGGCCCAGGCCGCTGCCGTGGCTCCGACCGCTGGCTCACCTACCGCAGCCATCGTGCTGTTGCCTGGTGCTGTCGAGGTCTTGCGCTTCAACAAGGACACGTTCTTCAGCGGTCTGGCCTCCTCGGCCACTACCGTTTATGTCACACCAGGCGAAGGCCTGTAAGCCATGCGCAAAGGCCAGTGACACGAGGCAAAGCTGAAAGGCTTGCCAATGTGCCAATTTTTGGTGCTAGATGTCCTTAATAAATTGGTTGAGTAAGCATGACCAGACTAATCCTTGATGTACTCGTGATCGCACTGGCGATAATCGCAGTTGCAGCGTGTTTTGACGCTGCTTTACAGGCCAAGCGCTATTCAGACCGAGTTTTGTTCTGGTGCAAGATGGTCTGCTCTATTCTGCTGATCCTCTGCCAGACAAGCTGGCTTATGACATCATTGGCTGGCCTGGGTGTAAGTCCTGACTCAACCAATTACGCCTGGGATGTGTTCAATCTAGCAGTGGCGATTACGTTTATTGCAGCAGCATGGTCGAGGTCTTTCAGATGACAGATGAAGAAGAACACCGTTACTGGCGGCACAACTTTGATAAACGCTTGGATGCGCTTGAGGTTCGGATCGACACCAGCTTCGCCGGATTGAAGGACTCATTGGATGATCTGCGTCTGGCAGCAGTTCGTGGCTTTCCAAATGACGATCCACAGGGGCATCGACGGGTGCATGAGGACTCAATCAAACGTGCTGAAGCGCGGGAAAAACTGAGAAACGAAGTCATCGCTCATGTCCTCAAAGGCGTGGTTTGGGCTGCATTGATCTTCGTTTTGGCAGCCGTTGTGTTTTATGTCAAGGCGAATTTGTGAATTTTGTTTACCAATTTGTCGTCGCGCTGACGGTGCTGTTCATGGGTTCAGTGCTTGAGCCACTGTTCTTCCCTGTCGTGATGAACTGGACTGTAACCACATCGAGTTTGTCTGAGCCTGCCGTTAACGGCGACAGAAGATTTGCAATGTCTGGCTACATGAACAAAGTTCGTGACTGCCGGTTCCTGTCCGTCCAAGCTACAGACAACAACCATAGACAACTGCCCATGAAGTTTCTAGATAACGATGTTGACGATGCAGCCAACCGTCCCAAAGGTTCACAAAAGTGGGGATTCTGGACAGTTGCACTTTGGGATGATTCATCCGAAATCACTATCAAAGCACGGCATCAGTGCCACCTGATGTGGACGACTGAGACGCAGCTCGGCAAGATCAATGTTTTCACGGGGATGCAATGATGAGTGAATTCAACGATGCGTTTATCCGTTTGATGCGCCATGAGGGTGGTTACTCTAACAACTTCCGTGATCCGGGCGGCGAGACCAAATTCGGCATCAGTAAACGCAGTTACCCAGATGTTGACATCGCTGGACTCACGATGAACCAGGCTGGGGAAATCTACAAACGCGATTATTGGGACATGCTCCACTGTGACAAGATCCATCCAGAAGTAGCATTCAACCTTTTCGATGGTGCAGTAAACAGTGGTCATGTACCTGCTGTACGTTGGCTACAACAAGCAGTTGACGCTGATAACGATGGCATTATGGGGCCAGCTACTATTGCAGCTTGTAATGCTCAACATGCCAGTACGATTGTCCGTAAATTCAATGGCTACCGTCTGGGTTATCTCTGTAGCCTACAGACCTTTGATACTTTTGGAAAAGGCTGGGCAAGACGTATAGCAAACAACTTAGTAGAGGGTTAAAATGAGCTTACTCGCTATAAATGCAGTCTCTGACCTAGTTAATACTGTTATCAATAAGCTGTGGCCCGATAAGTCAGAGCAAGAGAAACAGGAACTAGCAGCAGCTATGTTGATAGTCCAAGGACAGTTGGACATTAACAAAGAAGAGGCTAAATCACCAAGCCTCTTTGTAAGTGGTTGGAGACCTGCTATTGGTTGGGTATGTGGTAGTGCTTGTGCTTGGAACTGGATTGGTCTTCCCATTGCTAAATTGGGTATGACTATTGCAGGTCATCATATTGATGTTAGTCCAGCAGATATAAGTGAGATGATGCCTATTCTCTTAGGTATGCTAGGACTTGGTGGTCTTAGGACAGTTGAGAAACTGAATGGTAAAGCGGCTGTTACTCACAAATAAGGAAAGTCCATGTCTACATCAGGCACAACTAGCTACACACCAGATGCACTAACTATTATCAAAGGTGCACTACGTCTTGTAGGGGCTATCTCTCAAGGTGAGACACCTACAACTGACCAGACATCAGAAGCAATGGAAGCATTGAACATGATGACTAAATCTCTTGCCTCTAAGGGATTACTAATCTGGGTTGTTGACAATGTAGCAATTACAACTGTTAGTGGTACAGCTACCTATAACGTAGGTCTTGGTCAGACTGTTAATGTACCTAAACCACTGAAAGTTACACAAGCTTTCTACACACGTAATAACGTAGATGTTCCTGTACGTATAGTTACTAGGGAAGAGTATGAAAGCCTAGGCAATAAGACAAGCCAAGGTACACCTTCCCTGTTGTACTACGAACCACTGAGGGACTATGGTGTTGTTCACATGTTCCCTGTTCCAGACAGTACAGCACCTGTTGTAACTATTATTGGTCAGCACCACATCCAAGACTTTAACGTCAGTACCAACAGTCCTGACTTCCCACAAGAATGGTTTGAAGCCCTTAAGTACGGACTAGCTTCCCGTCTTGCTGGTGAGTATGGTGTCAATATCCAGGTCAGAGCTTTTCTTGTAAGAGAAGCTGACAGGTACATGGAAGAAGCACTTGCCTTTACACAAGAAGAAGGCAGTCTGTACTTCGGTGTAGATAAGAGGTACTGATATGTCCCTATATGACGATATTCGTAAGGTTGCAGAACAACGGCAGTTCCGTACAGGTGGGACTAATGCAAGGTTCCGGGAAGAGTTCATCCGTAGGAATATGGAGAACCCAGGAGCTTTCTATCAGAACTATGGCTCTGAGTTAAACAATACACCACAAACTGAACAACTTGCACAGACAGCAACAGTAGCAACACCTACTCCAACAGAAGGGGATACCTTTACCTATGCTGGTAAAGACAGTGGTGGTGGTTACTACTCTACAGACAACAATGTAAGTAGTAATGTAGGTATTGGTACAGGTGGTCTTCTAGGAAACAATCCTCATACAGGTCAAGTTGTAGGTATGGGGCTTGGTCTTCTGGGTGCACCAATGTCAAATGTACTTGGACAAGCTATCTCAGGTACACCACAAACAATGGAAAGTGCTGTTAGAGGTACTGCTTTTAACTACGGTGCTAATGCACTTGCTAATGCAATTGGCTTACCTAGTGGTATACCTGCTGGTCTTGTTGCAAATGCTGTTATGGGTAAAGCACCGTCTATGGAAGACCTTGCTCTTACAGCTTTATCAAGGACATCCTTAGGCCCATTAGCTGCACTGTATGGTATTGGTAAAAATATCAACCAAGGCATGGCTATGGAACATGCAAGACAAGGTAAGTATGGTCTAGCTCCACAAAACACATGGGGTGCACCAACAATAGGTACTACTGTCAGTGGTTGGTTTGGTGGGCCTACTAACGAAATGAAGGATGAACAGGGTACAGGTCTTATGGCTACACCCTCTAACATTGGCCTTGGCTTTAGTGTTCCAGGAGCTACTGTTAGCAGCACTAACCCAACTATGGGTCTAGGCATGGGAATAACTCCCGGTAAAACAGCACAACTTAGTTGGGCAAACACCATCATGGGTACAGGCCCACAAGCTACAAGTCTTGAAGACCTGTATGGGGCTTTGTACGGTGTTGATCCAGCTACTGAAACTTGGGGTGGAACTAACACTTGGGGTGGTTGGGGTGTTGGTGGTGACTCAGGTGACTCAGGTGTTGGTGGAGCTACTGACGATGGACAAGGCACAGGTGGTGGCTTTGGTGTTGGCTCTGTTGGTGGGTCTGGTGAAGGTGAAGCATCTGATGGACTTGGTTACTAAGGACTAAACATGGCTACTACTAGAGACCCTGAAAAGATAGTCCGTCTTCCTTTGTTTGGAAGTGCATCTACACGTTCTGGTACTTCCCTTAAGGATCAAAGATTCATTAACTGTATCTTGGAGTCCTACAAGAACGAAACAGTTCGGGAAGTTACTACCTCTTTGTTTAAGAGACCAGGACTGTCTGAACAGTACACAACAGCAACAGGTGAAGGTAGAGGGATCATTTACTTCGATGGTTCTGTTTATGCTGTTGTTGGTAATAAGGTTTACAAGTGTCCAAGTACAAGCCCAATCATTACACTGACTAACTCAACAGGTAAGGTTGGTATGAAGCTAGGTGATTCAGTAGACCTAGGCCAGTACCTGTTTATCTGTGATGGTGTTAAAGCTTGGATTGTTGAGACAGACGGTACTGTTACAACTATTGATGATAGTATGGTTGACCTTGTTCTTCTTGATGATGGTGGTACAGGGTATACAACAGCAACAGTGACTCTGACAGGTGGTGGTGGTTCTGGTGCTACTGCAACAGCTACTATCTTGGATGGTGTTATTGTTGCTATTGATGTTACTGATGCAGGTACAGGCTACACCTCAGCACCAACAGTAGGCATTACTGGTGATGGTACAGGAGCAACTGCTACAGCCTTTCTTACAGGTTTCCCTAACCCACATGTACCTGATCCAGTCTTTATGGATGGTTACATGTTCTTGGTTAAGGGTACAGACATTTATAACTCTAACCTAGATAACCCAGCTAAGTGGTCTGCCTCTGACTTCATTACAGCAGAGATGTACCCTGACCCCATCATTGGTATGGCTAGGCAGAACAACCAACTGATTGCTTTTGGTGAGTACAGTACAGAGTACTTCTATGATGCTGGTAATGCAACAGGTTCACCACTAAATAAGAATGATGCTATTACCTTCCAACTTGGTCTAGCCAGTATTAACACTGTAAGTGACCATGAGAAGACTGTACTTTGGGTTGCACAGAGTAAGCTTGGTGGACGTAGTGTTTGGATGATTGATGGTTTCCAAGCCAAGCAAATTGAAGCTAGTCCCATTGAACGTATCCTTGATCTTGAGACAGACATGTCTGCTATTACAGGGTTTGTTATCAGGGCTAAAGGACACTACCTGTACCTTATTAACCTACCTACAGCTAACCGTACATTCCTGTATGACATGGAAGAGAAGACATGGACAGAGTGGTCTTCTTTCAATGGTACTCGACACAACATGTTTGAGTATGTAGCTGCTTGTGATACCAACTCTGGTTATCCATTGTTATTGCATAAAACAACAGGACAGGTATGTAAGCTCTCTTCAGAAGTTTACAAAGATCTGAGTAGACCTATTCGTTATCAAATGAATAGTCCTAGATTTGATGGTAGTAGTTACAACAGGAAGTTTTTGACAACCCTTGCTGTTGTTGGTGATGTAAACAGTACTACACCACAACTGTTATCAGTACGTTGGTCTGATGATGATCAACAGACTTACTCAGGTCAAAGGATGTTGAATCTTAATGGAAACAAACCAATACTTACTCAGTGTGGTACATTCCGTAGAAGATCTTTTGAGTTAATCTTTGATGGTAACTCAGATATACGTCTAGAAAGTTTGGAACTTACTTTCCTTGAGGGTTCTCACTAATGGCTGGACTACCCCCACCACCCTTACAGGATGCTCAAGGCTCCTTTGGTTGGCTTGAGTGGTACAGACAGCTACGTGACTACCTGTCTACAGCTAGCTCTATTCCTTGGAGCATTATTCAGTTCTCAGGTTCTAAGCTAACAGATATACAGCAAAGAGGTCATGGTGACTTACAAAGCATACAAGGTGGTGTACCTGGAGAAAGATACCACCTTACAGCATCCCAATTAGCGTCTATTGGTACAAGTTCCTCTGTTGTAACTAAGGTAACAAACTACACAGCAACCACAGGAGATGGTACTATTTTGTGTGATGCAACAAGTGGTTCTTTCACTATTACTTTACCAACTGCAACAGGTAATACAGGCAAAACATTCTCTGTCAAAAAGATAGACAGTAGTTCTAACTCTGTGACTATTTCTTCCGGTTCTTTAATAGACGGATCCAGTACACAGGATATTTTGATCCAATATGTAAACGTAACCGTTCAATCTGACGGTACAACTTGGTACGTCTTATAAATGAGCTACATTCCAGCAGCCCCTACCCGTATTGCCTTCAGCACCTACGCCCTGCTGGGTAACGGTGCAACCTACGACTCAGGTGTTCTAAGTCTGATCGGCTATTCCCAAATTCAAACCGATGTTCTGTCGGATAAGAACGGCACAGTAACAGTTGAGTTTTGCAGGGACTCTGGTGGTACAGATGTACTTCGTACATTAACCATCCCATATACAGGTGGCTCTGGCTACCAGATGTTTTCTGCGCCAGCATTTACACCTTACGTTCGCTATCAGTTCACTTGTAATGAAGCTGGACAAACAGACTTCTATTTCGATACCAAGTTACTGAACACTGCCCTGTCCCCACAGGTGCTTGGGTTGGATGCGTTCATCAGTCCCAAAATGGTGTCTACGCTTAATCGCTCGATCATTGTCGGCAGGACACAAGGCGGAGAGTCTTATGAGAACGTCAGTATTGACAACCAGCAAAATCTGACCGTTGCAATCAGAAACCCACTGACAGCCTTTGGTGAGGTGATGGTCGCTGAGTCAACGCCCGTGATTCAGATAGATTTTGTGTACGGGGTCAACGACGTCACGACCAAAACAAGCACAACAGGTACAGGCTCCGTCAGCAACGGCAATGGGATGTTCACAGCATCAACTGGTGCATCAGCCTCCAGCGAAGCCCTTGTCTATTCGGCAAGGAATCTAAAGTACCGCCCCGGTCAAGGTGCATTGGCGAGGTTTACAGCACTGTTTACGACGGGCGTGGCAAACTCCCGTCAGGTTGCCGGTCTTGGTTTTCCTGACCTTACAAATGGAATCTTCTTTGGCTACGACGGC